AACGCATAGGTGTATCACTTAGAACAAATCCAGTATTGTTACGCTCATTGTTTAGTGCTACAAGGTTGTTTGCTAATTCTTCATAGTTTGGAGCACATAATAGATTAAAGATCTTTTGCTCTTCACGTAATTCTTGTGCGCCATCAACACTTGCTTTTAATGCTTGTACAACAAGTGCTCTCACTGCTTTTCTACCTGCAAACATAGCACCATTTGATTGTAAGCCACTTGCTGTTACCCAAGCGTCTTTCACAGTTGGTAATGCACCATATGTAGAAAATGGAAAGTCCGAAGAATTAAAATAATCTACTTGAAAGCTCTTAACATTAAATCCACTACGTCTTGTGTTGTATAACAACATGCCAGTTGGATAAAGTGTAGGATTTGGTTTATCAAGATCTACATAGTTACTGGTTAGTAGAGATTCAATTGTTGGAAGATCATCTGTTATAGGATCTGTAGTGCCATTTCCAGCCCAACGTGCATCTGCAAAAAGCACACCATTTTGTCCAGTTTGATCTGAGTTATCAATTAATACCCATTGATCAACTGAATCAACACTTTGCCATCTATAAATTAAAGGCCAGTTATCGAGATCAGCCGTTGAAATCCATAAGTCACCATATACCAATGCAGTATCGTCACTTTGTTTTGTTGGAGCAGTTGAACTTATAATTGGACCAGCTGGTGAAGTTGTACTTAGGTCAAAACCTCTAGCATCGCTAGTAACATTTTGATAGCCTTTCCAAGTTCCACCATCCTGTATCATTATATCTACTGGATTAGTATCACTGTAATACCAATATGTTCCATCTGCTGGATCAATGCTTGGTGCAGTTGAACTAGCAGTATATCTTGGTGTAAGTCCAAATCCTAATGGAATCCAGTTACTTAGGATTACATTATTATCGCTACCTGTTCTAACTTGACCTGTGGTAACCGATGTGCTGATTCCTGCATCTGCAACTGGTGTACCACTTATGTCTTTAAGCACAATTACACCACCTTCGGTGTGTTCAATTTGAACTGCACCTGTGGACAACACTCTTGCAGTTGTGTTTGCTACATCAGCGGCAGTAAATGCAGTAACAAAGTCGGTTGCACTTGTTCCACCTAATGTTGCAGTAACCGCAGTAGTAAGAGTATCACTATTTTTAGCACTTGCTTGAATTGTAAATGTTTCAAGATTGGTAAATGTCGGAGTTGTTGTTGTTCCAGTAACAAGAGTTGCTCCTGTAGTGTAACGACTAAAAAACTTTGCCTCAAATATATCTTGTTCAGCTCTGTCATACTGTGTATATAAAGAACCTGTTACAATATTTGTTCCACCGCCTGCTGGATCTAATGCTTTTAATGCACTCTGATCATTTGCATAAATTGGGTTGTTAATTGTTGTGAATGAGTCTGTTGCTGCTGCATACTCTTTAATAACATAGTTTGCACCAAGATTCACATTGTTTGTTTTAAACCAAATTGAACCTGTTGGATGAGGCTCTGTGTCAAAGCTCTGCCATTGCGGGTTGCTGTAGTTTGGTCCAAAATGCACAACTGGTGCATAATAAGGCTTATCACCTCTTGAAGTACTTGTTGCAATTCCAACTTCAGTCAACAATGTTGAGTTGTTTCCATCGTCTATCATTGCAATACCATTGCCATCGTCAGTAGAACCATCATTGGCTGCAGTACTGTCTGCATATATTTCTAATTTGTTATCAGAACTTACAATAGCAGATATACCTGTTATTGAAGCAGTGTTTATGTCACTTGCAAGTGATGTTAATGTTGTTCCTGATGCAGTAATAGTTGTATCATTGATTACCATGCTATTACCAGCAGTTATTGTTGGATTAGTAGCAGTACCAATTACTGTTGGCCAGGAATTTTTCCAACTATCACTTCCAACAAGCACCCATGAATTAGCAGTAACACTAGCGGCACTATTTCCTGGAGACTTAAAGTACAATGGATTGTTTGAATTTGTTGTGTTTATTGCATAATCACCGATACTACCAATTGAATCAAGTGGTACACCAGCTGATGTACCGCCGACTAAATCTGCTACATTTGTTATTACAGTTGGCACTTTGTTTGTAAAAACATTTGTAGTTGACGACCATTCAAAAGCACCATATGCACTTACACCTGTATCAAACCAATATGCACCATCTGCTGGATCGCCAGTAGGTCTTGTTGTAGTAGCAGTAAGTTGACTTAGATCAATGTCTGCTCTTTGTACATAAGCTCTGTTGCTGATACCAAGTGCTGAATAAGCAGCCAATAAACCGTATTCGTTTAGTTCGTAGCCATTTATACTTGTTCCTGCGGCTGTGCTATAAAAGAATGGAGTACCAAATGTTGCTGATAAATCTCTTTGTGATGTAATCAAGTATGGTTTATTTGCATTTGCTGCGGTTGTTCCTGCAGCTACTCCTACGCCTGCTCCACTTACTTTATTTTGAGCAGTTGCTATCAAAATAAAAGGGACTGAATTCGTTGCGGCTGGTAGATAGTTACTTTCATCTATTATAGTGACTTCTACGCCTGGTGATGTTAGTGCCATGTTTTCACTTCCTCTGTGTTAAAATCTTCTTACTGATATTTATAAGAATATCAATTTTCTTGCCTGATATACTGCCCTTTGCAAAGGTTTACATTGCTAAATACCCGTATGAATAGACCTATTTGTAGTGCTTGTAACCGTCGATTAGTCGCAGTTAACTATATCAAAGAAAACAAAACGCACTATCGCACAAGATGTGACAGTTGTATTAGACGAAAAAGAAAGGCTCAGCCAATAACTCCTCGTTGGATGAGAAATGGTTTTAAGAAAAAAACAAATTGCGATAGATGTGGCTTCTATGCAAAAAGCGGAGCACAGATTTTGGTATTTCATATGGATGGAGATTTGAATAACTGTGACTTAACAAATCTAAGGAATGTCTGTTTAAACTGTAGTGTTGAGATTACAAAACTAGAACTACCTTGGCGTATTGGAGATTTGGTCGAGGACTAGACTTTTTAAATCATCTACGGTACTATCATTGTGTAAGATAGTATCAAATCTAGTATTCACATCAATCCATTTGTACTCACTTTCGTGTACATCAATACCACTCATTAGATTGCTTGTTTTAGGATTATTATTATCAAAAATAGCTCTGGCAAACCACTCAGGATCTTTGCCTCTTTTTACTTGCCAAATTTTGCCGCCAAGTTTGCGTATCATATTTTGCTCGTTACGAAAACGCACATCAGGCACTATATAATCTCCTGGATGGTCTATCAAATATTTTTTTAAAAGACTTACCCATACGCCATTGTAAAACCCGTCTCGCATACATTCAGTACCAAATTCTTGTAGCACTATACGAGGTGTAATTGTTCTGCCTGTTTCAGCAGTCCAAAATTCGTCTGCTTGTTCACGCCACTGACGACTTTCTTCGGTATCGCCTTCCAGCATTGCTCTATCCCAGCCAAAGATAGTGGCTACACCATCTTTTAGTTTATCAGCAAAACTAATTTTTTTGTATCCTTGCTCTACCAGTATATCAGCAACTGTTCCTTTGCCAGAACCAATTAATCCGCATATTCCTATTATCATTTAAGTCCAGTAACTTTTAGATGTTTTATTGTTTGTTGTAGCAAATCTATTTGTCTTCTACAATCTTCGAGTGCATGATGACTTGCACGTGGCTTCGGCAAATCTGGGTACAAACTATATACAGTTCGTGCATCTCTGACATTCCAAAATTGCCACGGTATAGGCAAGCCTAATTGTTTCATTGCGTTTTCTAGTATAACCATATCAAATGTTGTACCATTTGCCCATGTGAGATTGCAGTGAAAACATATCTTGCTTAGTTCTTCTAATGCCTGTTTTAGTGGTATTCTACCTTCTTCTGAGAATGCTTCATTTTGTGCTTCTTGTGGCTGAGTTGCCCACCATTCTACTGTGGCATCATCAACTTCTCTGTCAGGTTGACTGTCAACATCAACTCTTGCATAGTAATCTTGTTTATGGTAACCTATACTGAAAGGATCAAAGGTTTGTGCGGCTATTGTAAGAATACAAGCATCTGGACCTGTACCTACAGTTTCTATATCAATCATAATATCCATACTATCATTATAACAGTGAATGAAACTATGTCAACCTATTTTCTTGGTTTTACTGTTTTCTTTGTACCTACTGTGCCTTTAAGACTCGTTTTTGGCGGTTTGTATGCTTTTTGTACTTTTCCACCTGATGATACTGTTTGCTTACGTATTTTATTAAGCATACCTAACAGTTTACTTGCTGGATTTACACGTTTTGTTTTTTTGGCTTTGCGAGCAGCCTGTTTGCTTTTGGTTTTACGAGTCACTTTCATTTGTGCTCGGCGCTTTTGATCTATTGGTGCATCGCAATCTTTGGCATTGCCAACAACCCGTCCACGTCTTGCACCACTGGTACAACGCCATTTGGTTTTGAGCTTGTTGCCTTTTCGTGAGAACACCATTTCGTGCTCATTGACAATCTCAGGTTTGGAAACAAACTCCTCAACACGCATTAGCCAATTACCCAAGTAAGTGGTTGCGATCCATCAACATAGTTTTTAAGTTCTTCAATCTTGGCATCCATAATAGCAGAACCTTCTGCTTTCATCTGTGCACCGTTCAAAGCAGTACCACCTTGCGGGCCTGCAATAGTAGCAAACTTTTCTCTAGCTTCTCCAATAATCAGTTTACAGTTTCCAATCATGTAGTCTTTTATCCACTGTGATGTAGAAAAGTCAGTTAATAGTTGTACCTCAGGACGTAGATTATAGCACCAAAGCAGAACTGTTTCTCCTGAACCTTTTATGTCACGCATTAGTGTAATTTGTTTTGTTGCACTATTGAAATTGTAATTTAAAAAACCACCAAACATTTTTGCAGTTAGTTCTACATACTGACTATAAAAATCATAGGTAGCAAGACCACCCATCTGATTGCCATTAAGTAAATAGGTGTTTAGTGCCGCCGAACTAAAAGGTTCAAATGCTGATCCTTCTCCGCCATTGCTAAATCCAATTGTACGTCGAAACACCTGCCTAACGGTCATGATTTCGCTTGGCAATGTGTATATGTTTGTGTCTTCTCTAAGAGTGAGAAAATTATAACTTTCTTCAAATGCATTTTCTGCCCTTTGTCGATAGACACCAATAGCTCTTTGATAAGCACTTTCATAATGACTTGCATCAAGTTCAGTATCAATTATGCCTTCGCCTAATTGTAACTTGATGTAATCAAATACTTCTTGCTTTTTTGTTTCTAATGTTTGATCAAGTGTTTCAGTTGCCATAATACCATCCTATGACAGTATTTATGCGGATCACCAGGCCTTTAGTATAACCACATGCTCGTTGCCTCTACCATTGTATTTTATTTCAGTGGCTTTTATATTGGCAAATTGTTTTCTGTTGTTAGGTTTTCCAGCATTCATAAGTTCTTTTAATTGTTCTGCTGGTTTACGCAGTGTTTTTTGTACACTTTTGTTTGGATCAAAACCAATCACACTATTGCTTTTAATGCTGTAGGTCTTGATTGTTTCGTCAGCAATGACATATATTAGTTTACGTGTTTTAGTATTGTAAAGCCATGCTTCAGAACCGTGAACTAATTTTTCTGGCGAAACACTAGTCAGTTCAAGCTCATCAAAACGTCTAAGATACTTGAACTTACGTACTAATTGTGCAGGTGTTTTTTGTTTGGCAACTCTAGGAGCTCTATCTGCTTTTTTAACCTGTACATAACTTGCACAGTCAGCAACTGCACGTTCTAAAAACTTTTGCATTGCACGTATCTGTAACTTGCCTAAATGGCTATATCCTTCTTCTAGTTGTGCTATCATATCAAGTTCTTGTTCTGACATTTTAGCCTGTTCTTTTTTACTAGGCGGGTTCATAAGTTCATTGATTTCACTAAGTTGTGCTTTGAGTGGATCAGCAATAATATCTATTGTTTGCGGCGGACATCCTTCATCACGTAACAATTTCATAAGACTGTACTTATCAGGATCCTTACAGTCGTTTGCCATAAACTGATCAACCAGTTCATGCACTGCACCTTCGATATCCATTGTTTTATCACGCATGTTTTCTTGTATGGTTTTGCGTTCGACTTTTGGTTTTGTATTATCTACAACAAGTTTTGGTACAGGTGGTGTACGTTCTAGGGCTTGTGCAATAGTTTTTTTAACATAATCGCTAGTAGGATGTACATCACCAATTGTGCCTGGCAGTGTTTGCCAGTATGAGTCGTGCTCAGGATGTACGTCTGGCATACCTTGACGTAAACATCTTGCATAGATACTTGCATATACCATTCCATTGTGTCCATGACGTTTCATAGTAGCAATATCTTCTTTGCTGTAGTTGTTTTCTTTCATCCATGCTAACAGGTCTGGAAACAGTTCAACAGGCTTACGTTCTTGGTAATACCAATCAACTGAAACCATCTTGTGCTTATGGTAGGCTTGTCCGCTCATTTGCAATGCAGTTGACCAATCAGGGTCTAATGCTTTACTTCGTTGTTTTCTTACTACCGGCTTTTTCTTACGAGTGCCTGGCTTCATTAAACTTTTGCCTTTTGCCATCGAATTCTCCTAAAGTTCTAACTGTTTACAGAGTATAACATGTATGTAGTTAGTGTCAACCACGATTATTTTATTCTTTTCAAATAAAAAGGTTGACTTATACTGTGACTGTGTTATTATGTATGTACAGTTAGAAAAAAGGAACAGTATATGAAGAAGAAAATACAAATTATTGGAATAGTAAAAGAAGATAGTGTTAATGTAGAATACGAAACTGGCAAGCACGATAGTATTAGTAGTGCAGAAGCTGAATTGCTTACTATGATGGACTACACAAAATCAGGTCCGTTTCCGGTTAATAATATCAAACTGGTAAAAACTATATACAACTTTGTAGAATGCTATGAAGATGAATTTAAGGATTGGAAGTATGCTTAATGAAACATTACAACTATACGAACGTCGTATAGACAACTGCTGGCAAGCCGCAGAATTTTGTGCTGATGGCACATGGGGTAGAGAATATTGGACTCAGAATGCAATGTATCTTCTTCGACAACTAAACCGTGAACTTAATGGAGAAAACAAATGAAATTTATGTTGATTTCAATGATGTTAGCAAACCCAATGGTATATGCTAACGAAAAAACCTGTAATGTTGCCGCTGATGCACTAAAAAATGTCGATATAGAAGCAGTGTGTATTCCAGCAGGAGAACAAGCAAAAAATCCAGGCGATGCAATGCTAGAAGGTTTTATGAAGCTTATTGATCAAATGGAAAAAATGCATAATCAAAGTATGTCAAAATGAATGCTACTTTACTAGGATTACAATTTGATACCAGCAAGTATCATAAAGGCATACAACTTGTATTAGACTTTAAGGATTATGAGTTGAGTGTTGTACAACATGACGGAAGTTATGGTGGCACTCAAGGTTTGTTTGAAATTATGGTAAGTGATGAAAATGGAGGAGTTGAACTTCCTGGTATCACAGAGCCAGGCGATACTGTTAAAGGCTGGTTGACTTTAGAAGATGTTAGTTCTATATGCAAGAAGATGACTTCAATCACTGGCAACGATCCAGTGAAGGTTGCTATCTAGGACCATAAATACAGTAATAAGGATTACTGTATGCCCAGATTAAGTTTATATCGCCCAAATCGACAAAACGATTACAAGTTTATTGACCGCACTGTTATGGAAATGTATCAAGTTGGCGGTGTTGACATGTTTGTACACAAGTATCTCGGTCCTCAAGTTACTGGTGATGACAGTTCAAGTGTCAGCGGTGGCACACAGGATGCAACACAACCAGCCTATAGTACCGAATCACCTTTGTTCATTGAAGATTTATTTTTGCTGGAAAACAGAGATCGCAAGTACGATGACGATGTTTATCAAATGCGAGGTGTTTACAATTCACAGGACATAGATTTTGATCTAAGTCAATTTGGATTGTTTTTAAACAACGATACACTGTTTATTACTTTCCATTATAACTTTATGATAGATACAATTGGTCGTAAACTTATGAGTGGAGATGTACTTGAATTACCAAATCTTAAAGACTATAACCCTCTTGATAGTAGTATTGCTCGAGCTATACCTAAATACTATGTAATACAAGACGCGGCGTTTGCAAGTGAAGGATTTTCGCAAACATGGTTGCCGCATTTATGGCGTGTCAAAGCTACACCACTGGTAAGTGCTCAAGAATACAACGACATACTTAAAAAACCATTTGCAGAAAAAAATATTTGGGATAATGGAAATTATTATCCAAAAGGCAGTACTGTTTTAAGTGGTGATACCTATTACAAAGCAATCAAAGACGTAGACCCTGGTGTTGAAATCACCGATACTACGCATTGGGAAGAATTTGAACCCACAAGCGAACGTGACACATTTGGCACAGTACAAAAAGACCTAGAGCTTAATGATGCTATTTTACAACAGGCAGAATATGAGGTTCCACTCAGTGGTTACGACTCTGTAAAATTTTACATTGTTCCAACAAACGAAGACGGTTCACCAGCAGATCCAAACAGTTACACTGTTGATAATAATGGTATTACAGTTGATACAACAAATGTAGATGTTGATGGACAACCACAATCTCCAAGAGCAAACGGTTACACACTGGGTTATCTAACCGGCGATGGCTTAGCACCAAATGGATTACCAGTTACACCAGGTATTAGTTTTCCAAGCAACCCACAAGAAGGCGACTTTGCACTACGATTAGACTATTATCCAAACAGACTTTTTCGCTATAGTGGTACACGATGGATTAAGTACGAGGACGATGTGAGAACCAATTTGACACCAGGCGATATTACAAAGACAGTTACAGGATACGGAAACGTAACTTCACAAACACAAAGAAGTAGTTTTGTAAACAACACAAACCAAACTGCTACTGAAGATCGTGGTAATATTCCAGAGCGTCAACCATTGAGTAAGTTGCTTAAACCACAGGCTGATAACTAATGCAACAATTTTTTTATGACGAACAGATACGTCGATTTCTACTGCAAGTTACCAGGGTATTTTCAAACTTTCAAGTAGAATACGGTTATGAAACCGACAATCCTCAAAAGAAAGCTCTGTATAGAGTTCCGGTTCGTTACGGTGATGCAACAAGACAAGCTCAAACAATCATACAACAGAACAGTGCCAACAGTTTACCCAGCACACCTCTTATGACATTCCATGTAACAAACCTAAATTATGCAAGAGATAGAATACAGGAACCATATTTTGTTGAAAAACAAAATGTAAGACAACGTTATTGGGATACAGAAAGTGAATCCTATGAAACAACACAAGGAACAGCTTTTACAATAGAAAAGCTGATGCCGGTTCCTTATGATTTGGAAATCAATGTTGATATATGGACATCAAATACCAATCAAAAATTACAAATACTTGAACAAATATTAACACTTTTTAATCCAGGGTTAGAAATTCAAAGCACAGATAACTTTATAGACTGGACAAGTTTAAGTGTTATGTATCTCGAACAGGTTACATGGAGTTCAAGAAATATACCTCAAGGAACTGACGATCCAATTGATATTGCAACATTGCGTTTTGTGATGCCTATATGGATAAGTCCGCCGGCAAAAGTTAAAAAACTTGGAGTTGTTGAAAAGATTATTGCTAGTGTATACGACGGTTCTGGTGATATGAATGAAGCAATATATGATAGTGATTTATTGCTAGGCACAAGACAAAAATTTACACCTTTTAATTATCAAACTCTTTTGCTTGGAAACAAACTACAGGTACTTGAACCCCAAGCAGTTGTGACTAACAATAGCGGAGTGCAAGTGCCAAGTGCTCCTCCAAGCAATCTACTTTGGCATACTGTAATTGATCTATATGGAAGCCTAAGAGCTGGTATAAGTCAAATTAGATTAGACAATCCATATGATGATACACAGATTATTGGTACAGTAGCATATGATCCTAGTGATGATAGATTTTTATTGTTTACTGTGGATACAGACACTATTCCACAAAACACACTTGATCCTAT